GCCCACTCCTTGACGTAGGCGAGAACCATTTCCGGCACCGGGATCTCTTCGATCGGCACGTCGAGGTACTGACCTCGGATGTCGGCCTGGAGAGCACGGTTGGTGTGGCGCCACAGAGAGTCGTTCAGCTTGTCGTCCAGCTTCAGACCCAAGTGGGTGGCCGCGGCCTTGGAGAGCGATTCGACCTGCTTCGGGAACTCGACGTTGAACTGCTCGTGCCTCTTCGCTTCGGAGGTTTGACGTTGCGTCTGATCCTTGTGGAACCGCTCGATGAAGGCCTTTTCGGCGAGAAGTTGCTCCATCCGGTCGTTGAACGTCTCTCGGCTGTCGATGATGCGCGAGTAGCGATCGCGGGCCGCCTCGAGCTCGATCTTCGCCGTCCGAACGCGCGCTTGCGCGAGGGGCTTCCGATCGTCGTCGTCCGAGACGTCCTTGAGCCTGTCCTCCGCGATCGCCAGCTCGCGATCGGCGGAGTTGAGCTCCTTGATGATCTCGCCCTGTCGGGCATTCGCCTGTTGGTCCCTCTGGTACAGAGCCTCGATCCTCTGCGTGACCTTGACGAGATCGGCGGGGGGAGTGGGCGGGGGCTCGTCCTCCTTGGGCTCGGCGGATTCGAGCCGCGCGAGCTGGAGCTTGAGCTCCTCGTTTTCCTTGCGGACCCGGGATGCGTAGCGGGTCTTCTCCCACCACGCCTTACCGATGGCCGCATCGCGGTCGCGCTCGTTTTGGATGTGGGCGAACTTCGCGACCAGATTCCGATACGCCGGGTCCTGATCGTCGCCCTCGGCAGAGGCCTCGACCGTCTCCGTCCCGTCTTCCGATTCCGACTCGGCCTCCGTCTCGCCCTCGGCGTCGCTCTCGGCGTCGCCTTCGGACTCGGCGGATCCGTCGCTCTGCTCCTCGGAGGTCGACTCCGGGGTTTCAGACACAGCATCGTCGGAGGTCGACTCCGCTCCCGCTGCTACGTCCACTTCAGGTCCCATCGTTCACCTCTGGCCGGTGCGACCGGCCCTTCGCTCTGGAGTGTCCTCGAAAGAGGACATCCCGTCAAGATACTTCTACGCCGCCGCTTCCCGGTCGGCCGCTTCCGGGGGCGACCAGGCGAGGATTTCGTCCTCGCGCAGCACGATCAGGTCCGGTTCGTCGGCGGTGAGCTCGGTGCCGGAGAACTTGGAGAACAGCACTCGCATCCCAGGGGCGATGATCAGGGGCAGGAGGATGCCGTCGACCCACCGGCCCTCGCCGGCCTTCACCACGGTCCCGATGTGCTGCTGCTTCTGGTGCGCGTCCGGGACGGCCAGGCCTCCGGCCGTCTCGGATTCCGCGGGGTCGCGGCGAACGATCAGTTTGTCGTACAAAGGTTGCCAATCCACTAGCTTGCGATCTCCATTTCGGCGACGCTGGCCCTGTACTCGACGGCCGTCATCGCGTGCTTGTGCCGATTGCATGGGCCGCAGGCCCAGGCCAGGTTCGACAGAGAGTGTTGGCCGCCCCTGGAGAGCGGAACTACATGATCGAGATGGTATCCAGATTCGAGGCGCGAGGAACGGTAGGCGCACCGCCGTTCCTGGAATCTCATAAGCGCCCCAATTTCACTCGGAGTCGGCCGATCCCCTGCCGATAGCCTCGAGCGGCGGCGACCGGCGATCAGGCGCATCCTGTCCGGATTCGCTCTCCACCATCGCCGAGCCACCTCTGCCACCCGCGGCCTATTCCGCTCGATCCACGCTTTCGTAGCCGCACGCCTTTTCTGGATTCTCTGCCCTCCACCGGCGGTAGGCTTCGCGCGCCCTATCGAGATTCCTCGCTCGCCAACGCCGAGTTGCGAGCCTAGCGCGTTCCCCACTGGACACTACTCCTCCTTGTCCTTGCCCTTGCCCTTGGACCTGCTCTTGCGCTGCGCCTTCGGACGAAACTGCCCGCGACCGCCAGGCCCTCGCGTCATCGGCACCCGCTGCGTGGCGGTGGGGTTGAACGGCACCGGCTGCGTGGCGGTTGGGTTGAGCGGCTGCGTCCAGCCGGGATGCCCCGCCGGGCTGAAGCGCGGGACAGGCTGAGTCGCGGCCTGGTCGAACCCGATCGGCCCGGCCCCGGTCCCCCGGAGCTGCACCGGCACGGCCTGGGTGGCCGTAGGCCCAGGCCCAGGACCCTGCGGGACGTCCACAACTCCACCACGGACGGGGCCGCCTGGCTGACTCGGCCGTGGCGCCGGGCCAGGGGTCAAAGGAACCGGGCCGCCCGGGTAGCGCGGGCGTCCGCCGCCTCCAGGCATCCCGCGCCCAGGCGGCGCGAGCGCCGCTCCGGATGGGGTCTGGCGCGTGTAGCCCGGCGCCGGCATGCTGCGCGGCTGCTGCGGGAAGCTGGGCTGCGGAGCGGCCGCCATGGGCGTCATCCCGCCAGCCAAGGCGCCAGCCGCCTCCGCTCCGGTGAGCAGGGCCGGTGCCATGCTGGGATCCGTTATGACGTTGCCGGCGAGCCTCAACACCTTCGATGCCAGGCCGCCAGGAGCGATCTCGCCGGACTCCTCGAGCGTCCCAGCCAGGATATCCCCGTACTGGACGCTCGGGCCGCGGCCGGTGAGGGCGTAGTCCATGACGTCCGGGATCGCCCCCGGTACGCCTACGTTTGCGGCCGCGCCAGCGAGCGCCCTGGTCGGGATCGTTGCGATGCGCCCGATGTTCCCGAGGCCCTCCATCGCGCCCTCGAAGCCGCCCTGGTAGATGTCGGCTGCCCGGCTGGCGGTCGGATTCGCCCGCAGTGCGAGATACAGGGCCCGCGACGGATCCGGCGACCTGATGATTTCTCTCCAGCCCATCGGAGCCTCCTCAGTAGCCGCCGGAGCCGTAGGTGCGCTTCGGGCTGTTGCCAGCCGAGAATCCCTTCTTGTTTTTGCGACGGTATTGCCCCACGAGGGCCCCGCGCGCGTCGGCGCCCGTGAACACCGTGTTGTCGGTGCGGTAGCCCTTGAGGCGGTCCTTGGCCGAACCAGTCTCGACGACGACGGTCTTCGCGGCCAGGTCCTTTGTTGGCTCCTGGCGAGACAGCTTCCCGGTCTTCATCGTCCCCTCCTGTAGCCCGCGAGGGCGTCCGCGGCGTTTGATCCCTTCATGCCCGTGCGCTGGCGACGCTTCGGCTTGCGGGCGAAGTGCTCGAGCTTCTCCTCGCTCATCCCGGTGCGGGTCTTCTCACCCGCCCTGGCGCGCCCGAGCTCCGCGTCAAAGAACCGTCTCTGCCGCATGCTGACACTAGGCATGGAAGTGCCCCCGCGCAAACCGCCGCGCATATTCGCCAAGGAGCCAAGTGTTGTACTCCTGCGTGCAGATCAGGAGGTTCCTGTGGCGGTTGTCGGCGCATGGCTTCTCACTGACCGCTGGCATGGCTTGCCTCCCTCGGACCGCAGCAACCCTCGATCTTCCAGCCGACGAGGTGCTTCACGTACTCGACCCCCCTACCGAACCACCGCCGCCGGCAGCCGTCGCAGAACCAATGATCGCAATCCTGGCAATACGCGACCGCTTTCCGGTCCTGACACAGATGGCAGCGTCCGATTTCTTCATTGGCCTCCACCGAGAGCCTCTTCGATGTCCCGCCCGGAGATCCGATGCTCACCAGACCTACGCCTCACCCGGCGCACGTACTCGCGCGTCTCCGGCGGAAGTGGCTCGCCGGTCTTCTTGCGGTACGCGACCCTGGCGGCGCCTGCGTTGTAGGCGGCCACGGCATCGCTCCATGACCCCGATTGTTCCCGGAGCCTCTTGAGGTGCCTCGCGCCGGCCTCTGCCCCGTACTCCTCGTCGTGCATCTCCTCCGGGGTGTACCCGAGCTCCTTCGCTGTCGCCGGCATGACCTGGAACTCGCCACGCGCACCCTTCGGGGACACGGCCTTCGTTCGTCCGCTGCCCCCGCTCTCGGTCTTGGCCACGGCGCGGAGCAAGTTGACGGGGACTCCGTGCCTGCGCGCCGACCTCGCGATGTAATCGCCCTTCGGGGGAGGTGCAGATGCCACATCACACCGCCGGAGGCGCGGACGCCTGGGCGCCCGGAGTTGGCTGCGGCGGCGCGCCGGGCTGGCCCATCTGCCCGCCGGGAACCGGTGGGGTCGCGCCGGCCGTCGCCATCTGGCCCGTCGCCAGGAGTCTGAGCGCCTCGATCACCGCGCGCATCTTGAGCACGCTGTCGAGCTCCATCGCCTGCATGGCCGCGTCGGACGGCACCACGATCTCGGAGAGCTCGAGCGCGCGGTGCGCCGCCACGAGGGCCTGGTCGAAGTCGGGGAGCATCCGCCGGAAGATCGTGTAGACCTTCTGCTCGAGCGCGTCCGGCAGGAAGCCCTGTGGCGGTGGCGCCGGGAACTCCTGAACCTGCGGCGGCATCGGCGGCTGCGGCGGCGCGGCACCCGGCGGCACCATCGCGGCGGTCTCGGAGAAGCTCGCCTGAGCCGCCTGATAGGCGGCCTGGGCCTGCTGCACGAGCGTCGTGCCAGTCTCGTAGACCTGCTGCCACTGGTCGGGCGGGAGCTTGCCGTAGATCGGCTTGGTGATCGCCTCCTGGGCGAGCGTCTCCTGGAGCTTCTGCTCCCACGTCACGATCGAGGGCAGCAGCTTGTCCCACCCGCATCGACGCTGCAGGATGTAGGCGTCGTCCGTGTGCCAACGCTTCCCGAACACCGCGTACCACGTCAGGGCGTCGTAGAGTGTCGGGTCGAGGTTAGGGACCTCGCGCTCCTTCATGAACTTCGTCCAGACCTGCTCGGCGCGCTCGATCTGGAGCGTCTGGTTCTCGTTCACGTCCTTCGGGAGCTTCATCAGTTCGAGGCACTTGTCGACCGCGGCCGGGTCGGTCAGCTTGTACAGGCCGAGCGTGAGAGCCTCCGCGGTCGCTTCCTTGTTGTAGAGAGTCTGGTCGTAGCCAACACGCGCAGCCATCTCGACGCGGATGTCGCCAAGCAGATCCGTGCCCTTGTAGCTCTCAAGCTCATAGACGCGGCCCTCCTGTTGAACTTCGTAGGTGGCATCCTCCTTCCTGAACGCCCACGTCATCTGGAGAAAGTGCTCGAAGACGGACTCGTAGAGCGCCAGCATCGCGCGCTCGCGAGGGGCCCGCTTCCGGCTCGCCTCCTCCGACAGCAGCATCAGGCCAGAGGTGGTCTTGACTGACCCGGGGGACTGACCCATCTCGATGTCCTGCGGCGCCCCGAGGGCCTGCATGTCGCGAAGGATGGACGCGCGCTCCTCAGAATAGATGGAGCCGGTGAGCGGAATCCCGTTCATGAGGGCTTCCTTCGGCGTCCAGGTTGGCGACACGCCATCGTAGGTGACGAGCCGCAGCGATCCCGTCTGATCGTCTTGGGTGTAAACCTCGGCACCCTTCGGCAGCCACATCGTCGGGATGCCGCGTTCGCGCAGGTCGATCACCTGGGCGTCGAGCTCGTTGAGCCGGCGCTGGAGTGGGATCATGTCGTCCACGAACGAGCGGCCCCAGAAGTTGCCGGGCATCCGCTTGAAGCGGGCGAAGTGGTACTTCACGCGCGGGACGAGACGGAACCCCTGCTCTCCTTCGACCTCGACGCAGAGCTCGCGCTTCACGACCTCATCGCCCACCTTGACGAAGTGCGCGCCCTTCTCGAGCCCCTCGATCGGCTGCGGCGGAATGATCGTCTCGAAGACGCGGGCGTGGTTGTAGTAGGCCTCGTAGCCGGACCCTAAACCATAGCCACCTCCTCCCCCCTGGAAAATTCGGTCGGCGTAGAGCGGGTTGTAGCGGAGAAGCTGCGCGGGGTCCTCGGGATCGAGCTTGTCGCGGAACTCCGGGTAGCGGAGCGCGATCCACTCGAGCGGGCGCACCTTCACCTGCGACATGATGCGCTGGTCGTAGGGTTCCACTCCGATGCCGCCGTTTTCGGGGTAGTACTCGTGGATCGAGACGACCTCGATTGCGCCCTCGCCGCGCGGCACCGTGAACCCCATCGGCCGACCGAACTGGTCTTCGCTCACGGCCTCGTCGGGGGACATCTCGAAGGGCTTGAGCAGGCTCATCTGCTCGCAGTAGGGGCAGTGCGCCATCTGGACCTGGCCGAGCGCGTCGGCCTGGCTCTGGCTCATCTCGCCCGTGGGCTCGACAGGGCGCATCGACTCCTGGTACTTCATGGGCATGAGGCCGTTGTCGCTCGGCACGCCCGTTTCCAGGAAGTCGCGCGGGATCTTCGGGGACGCGAAGAAGCGCTTGCACGCCGGGCAGTTCACGGCCTCCGGCGAGGCCACGAGCGTCTGCTCGATGTCGTTCTCGTCCCACGACGTCCTGGCGATCGCCACCGCGTCGATGCACAGGTTGAAGTTCAGGTGCTCCCGCTTGTCGTCCCAAATCTGCCGGCCCATCTCGTACATCAGGATTTCTTTGGCGAGCTTGGCGGCGGCGATGTACTCGGGCTTGTTCTTCCCGGCGCTGGTGTCGGGGACGTACTCCTTGCGCGCGAGCCGCGAGACTTCGTTGTCGACGGCCGGCGCAATCAGGTTCGTGACGGGCTGCGGGAAGGCGGCGCTCGACTCGCGGTGGATGTCCTCGAAATGGTAGCCGCCGTTGTGGGCAGCGAGCTGCGTGCGCGCGACGATCCACTGCCGGCCGAGGTAGAACCAGAGCTTGAGCGCGGCGGCCTGAGTCTGCCAGCGTCGGCGCGGAGACGTGTAGTCGAGGTGACGATCCATCCAGCCACGGATGTCGCCGTCCTCGTCAAGCAGCGTCGGCGTCTTGCGCCAGGACTCCTTGGCGATGGCCTTCACGAATCACCGCCCTCGTCGAGAGCGACGTGCGGTCCGTCCTTACGCTCCCTCCCGTAGCCCGGGAAGCTCGGGACGAGCGGCCGACCAACGATGCGCGGCGGTGCCGGCGCCCTGCTTCCAGCGCGCTCGGCTCCGGCGAGGCGCAACGAGATTCCAGGCTCAGCGAGCTCGGCCACGCGCGCCTGGGACTTCTCGACCATCGCCGCGAGCTTGTCCAGTTGCACAATCAGGTGGGCGATCTCCTGATCCTTCGCTTTACACCCGCGGCACTCGAATAGCCCCATCGCTGTCCTCAAAAGAGTACACCATCCGTCTAGGTGCCAGGAAACTGCATCCGCCCGGCGCGGCGGGCGTCACGTCGAGTAAGCAGGATCCGCTTCTTGATGGCCGCGTGAAGCTCCTTGGACATCTGGTCGAGGTAGTCCTTCGGCGGTAGCCTGGAGGCGTCCCTCGCCATCGAGCGGTCGTGCGCCCACGCGCGCGGGAGCACCTGCTCGAGCCCCTGGACGAGCATGTCCAGGAGGTCGTCGTTCTTCCCGTGCGGGAAGGCGGCCCCCTCGTCCACGAGCTGCCTGGACTCCTTCGCGTCCTTCTGGATCCAGACGGCCCCGCGCTCGATGAGGGCCGCAGCGCCGTTCACCTGCCAGGAGAGGCGCGTCTCCTTCTGGCGGCTCTTGTGCTTGCCGCGGATGATGCGGCCACGGTCGTTCTCGAGGATGTCGCAGATCATGGAGCCGGACGCCGTGTCCTCGATGCAGCACCACAGGTTGGGCCAGCGGCGGTCGTACCCGGTCGGCCCGGTGATCGCCTTGATCGTGTCGGGCCCGTTCATCTGCTTGCGCGTCACGTCCATGAGGTAGAAGGCCGAGCCGATTCGTCCGATGACACCCATCGCCACGTAGTCGGAGTCGGAGTTCCCCTTGAAGGTCGGGTCGACCGACAGGATGAGCTGGTCGAATTCCTCCGGCTTCGGCGGCGTATCGAAGTAGCGCCACCAACTTCGGTCGATCGAGATCCCGCCGGGCGGCTGCGGGTTGCCCTGGTAGAGCGCCTGGAATGCGCGCGAGCCCATCTCGGCTCGCTTCGACTCGAGGAACACGCGGTCGAAGCGCGAGGGCCAGAGAGCCTCGTCAGGCTGCCGCCCGAGCTGATCGTTCATCTCCGCGATCGCCGGAAGGTGAACGTGATCCCACACGGACTTGAAGTCGTCCTGCGCCATGACGCGGCCAGCCAGATCGTCCTCGTGCCAGCGAGTCAGGATCAGAATTACGATCGGGTCCTCGCCGTGGCGGTTGGGCTCGAGGCGGGAGAGGAACGTCGTCGTCCACCAGTCCCAGATCGAGTCGCGGATCGTCTGGCTGTTCGCCTCCTCGGCATTCTTGATCGGGTCGTCGCAGATCGCGATGTGGGCACCCTTGCCGGTGATCGGGCCGCGGACACCGGCCGAGACCATTCCGCCGCCCTCGACCGTCTCCCACCGGTGCGCGGCGCGCGAGTCCTCGATCAGCCTGGCGCCGATGAACTGGTAGTTCTCGAGCACGGAGCGGCGCACGGCCCGGCCGGACTTCGCGGCCTGCTCGAGCTCGTAGGACGTGGCGATGATCTTGGTGGTCGGGTCGTGCGCGAGCGCGTAGGTCGGGAACCAATGCGCCGCCAGTTCCGACTTTCCGTGCCGCGGGGCAGCGGTGATGAGGAGCCGCTTCTTGCCCTGGCGCTGGTGCAGCCTGACGAGCCTCTCCGAGATGTAGTTGAGGTGGTGGGCATATAGGTACGGCTGCGGGAGCTCCTGGGTCGCCGCGACCGCCAGCGTCAGCGGCGACAGCAGGTGCGCGAAATCGTCCTCAACCGATCGGCGCGGGATCAGCATCGGGGACCGGTACGGGCTCCGGCTCCGGGAGCGACCGCGGCTGGCGGGCCAGCATCGAAGCCATCACGCGAGCCTCCTCCGGGTTCTCCTTCATGAACGCGCGCAGCTTGTCGCGCATCCGCACGAACCTCGCCTCGTCCTCGCCCGAATCCTCCCTCGCCTTCGGAGGATCGCCGTAGCCGATGCGCCAGATCCAGACCTCGATCGCGCCGCCCTCGCCGGCTTCCATGCGCCGCGCGAGCTGCTCTCGGTACTTCGGGTTGTTCAGGATCGAGAGCGCGTGCTCGCGGCCCATCTCGGCACGCGACGTCGTGAAGCGGCCCTTCTCGTCCTTCTCGCCACCGGGCCGGAGGTTCGCGAGCGAGACCGGATTCGGTTCGCTTATCGTTATGGCCATTACCACTCCTTGCGGATCGCAACCGACGGTCGCCACTGCTTCCAGTTCTTCGTCCCCGTGTGGCTCAAGGTGCCGACGACCGAGAACTTGTCGGCAATCTTGGCGACCACCGCAAGCTGCTGCTGCTCGAGCGTGCCGACCGCGATGATCGCGCCGCGTGAGCGCGGGCTGAGAGCGCCGACAGCGCGGTCGATCTGGCTCTGCCAGCCAGCGTCGTTGAACGCGCGGATGTCGTTACCGATCGCGTCTCGCCCGACGATCGACACGCCGGGCACCGAAGTCGGGAGCGGCGCGATCGGCTCGCTGATCTGCTCGCTCATCCGTTGACCCCGTGGTCCTTGAAGGTGGTCTTCAACTCCCACAGCGAGATCGCGATGAGCCCTCCGGCGACGCCGCGCCATCCGTTGACGGGGCCGCTTGCGGCGAAGTAGTTGACGATCCAGCCGGACAGCAGGCCGAGCATGGGCGGGATCGACCAGACCAGCATCCTCGGCATCGTCGGCTTGAGGGCCCTGATCCTCGTGGTGACGAACGGCAGCCCGACTGCGTAGAGGGCGATCACGAGCTTCTGAAGCTCGTCTTCTCCAATCGGCAGCGCCGGAACAGCGTCCTGCGCGAGAACGACACCTCCGACGATGCTGGTGGCGCAGAAAACGAGTACGAACATCGCGATTCGCAACGGGCGGTTCAACATGGTTCCCTCCTTAGTGCCAGCCACCACAGACGCGGCCGTCGCCTACGCTGCAAAGACGGCAGTTGCCGCCACTCTGGTGGAACAGGAAAGGGTTGCCGTGCGCGAACTCGCAGGTCGCCCCGTTGCGCGACTCGAGCTTCGTCCCTCCGGTCAGGTACGCCTCGCAGGCAGCGCGCTCCTCGCACTTGAAGTTCTGCGGCGGCGTCTGCTCGACTGGCTTGCACTCGTTGCGAACTGGGCACCCGCAGCGCGGCTGGACTCCGTCCGGCATCGTGCCCATCCCGATGGATGCGCAGTACTCGCACGCGTGCGGCTCGACGCGGGCCGTGCAGTCGATCACGTTGCCGTGCGGGATGCAACCGATGCTCCACCGCGGCTGGCCGATCTGATCCGAGCCCCAGCCGTCCGGAAGCGTCGCGGCCGTCCAGACCTTCGGCGGGAGCGGGCTCGTGCAACCGCTCGGCGGCGGCGGGGTCGGACCTGGGGTCGGCGTAGGGCCCGGCGTAGGTGCCGGGCCTGGGGTCGGTGCCGGGCCAGGGGTAGGAATCGGGGATGGCGTCGCTCCCGCCGGAGCCGTGTAGGCCCCTCGGTAGGGGTTCCCGGTGAGGCAGCCGGCTCCGTACTCGAACAGCTTCCACTCCTCGCAGGTGCGCTCGTCCCTGCAGATGAAGAGGTGGTCGTAGAGGCGCCCGCTCGAGTCGATCGCCTGGGCGGCCCTGATCCCCTTGAGCTGGAGCTGCTTCGAGATCAGCACGTAGCCCTGGTCGATGCCCGAGGGGCCGTTCTTGAGGCACTCCGGCCTCGACGTCGACCATGCGGCCTGGCACGCCTGCTTCGCCTTCGCGATCGAGTCGTTGACCGCGGCCGTGAACTGCGCCTCCCCGCCTGCGGCCGTCCAGTCGTCGCTGTTCAGCGGCGGCATGAGTGCCGAGTCGAGCTGCGGCGTGCAGTCGGTCGGGGCCGGCGTCGGGATCGGGGTCGGGGTCGGGGCCGGCGTCGGGGTAGGGGCTGGGGTCGGGGCTGGGGTCGGGGCCGGGACCGGCATGGGCGTCGGGGCGGGAGGGGTAGGGAACGGGATCGGCGGGAGAGTCACCCCGCACGCTGCCGAGCCGGCGATCGCCACCGTGAGCGAGAGCGCAAGTAGCGCGAAACGGATCCTCATTCTCTCCTCCTTGCGACCGCGGCGTCGAGCTTCGCCTCGATGCGGTCGAGCTGCTTCTGCATGAGCGACAGGTGTAGCGCCGTCACCTTGGTCGATGCCTCTTCGGCCTGGATCCGGGTTTCGTGCTCCTGTTCCTTCGCCTTCGTGTGGGTATAGGTTTCCTTGAGAAAGAACAGCGCCAGGCCGACGACGCACGCAACAACGAGAGTCGCGGACCACCGCACTGGATGGGCAAGGACCAGGGTGTCCTCCAAAGGGGACAAACTTGCTGGCCTAGAGTGTCCGGCGTGTGCATACTCCGTGTCAAGGAGACCCTGGAATGACGCCTGTGGGAGTGCTGCAATTCGCCGCCGACTTCCGACCGAACTTGCCGGATACCTGGGGTTTCCTCGTGTGGGTCGATGACGATGGGGTGAGCAACCTGATCGTCAGCAAAACCGAGCCGCCGATGCCGCCGGGCTGGATGATCTGGCTCGCAAAGAAGATCGCGGGCGGGCGCACCCTGAAGGGTGGCGTGCTCTTCTCCGAGGACGACACTCCCCAGGACGTCGAGGCGCGCGCCTGGGTCGTCCTGGGGGTTCTACGCGGTCAGGAGACGCGCGACGCGGCTAAGTGGAACTAGCCGCCGCAGATGCTTAGGCGTGTGGGGCAGGGGCGGTCATTCGTGCGCCTCAGCTTCTACCCGCGTAATGTAGAAGTGGATTCCACCCCCGCATTCATTGGTCCAGTCCTCGTCCCATACGTCAGGGCGGACGGTTGCACCCTTCTCGTACAGGAATCCCGCACGATGAAAACTCTCGGCCGGCGTGTCTGGCGGGTACACCGCCATTACGACGGCTGTCTCCGCGCGGCACTTGCGTCCGAAGGCGTGCGTGCGTCGAGAAGCCTGCGGGATAAGAAGCTGGACGATCACGCTACCTCGACATTTCTTCCAACCGATCAGATCGCCATCAGGCAGGATGCGAGTTTTAGCAATCTGTAGATCCGCGCCTGTTGCGTCCTGGAGGTCCGCGTCCTGGAGGTTCGCGCTCCGGAGGTCCGCGCTCCGGAGGTCCGCGCTCCGGAGGTCCGCGCTCCGGAGGTCCGCGCTCCGGAGGTCCGCGCCCCGGAGGTCCGCGTCCCGGAGGTCCGCGCCCTGGAGGTCCGCGCCCTGGAGGTTCGCGCCACGGAGGTCCGCGCGCTGGAGGTTCGCGTCCCGGAGGTCCGCGCTCCGGAGGTCCGCGCTCCGGAGGTCCGCGCGCTGGCCGCCGTCCACAGACCGCAGCCATTTTGCGTGTTTCTCCAGGACATCGCGCCATTCGTCCATTGTCATGGAGTCAGCGTCCCTCGGCCGCTTCGTCCTCGTCTCGCGCTACCACCTCGGCTCGGTTGAGCCTCTGCTCGAGCTCGTCCACTCCGGACGTGAGGGCACGGTGGAGCTTGCCGAGCTCGCCGAGACCGAGCGACACCTGGGTCACCTTGCCGGAGAGCTCGTGGCGCTGCTCGCGCGGGAGCATGTTCCAGCGGTCGATGCAGTGCTCGATCCGCTTCGTGAGTGTCTCGCTCATCCGAGTTTCTCGAGGTGCACGGTCGGGCGATCGCCCTCGTAGCCGAAGACCTTGACCGCGAACGTCACTCCACGGACCGTCGTCCTCGAACCAGGCACGAGCTTGCGGCCCGGCTCGATGCGGATGGGCAGGAGCCGCGCGATGCGGCGGCGGCCGATGTGAACGGTGGCCTCCACCGTCAGCCACTTGCGGGGTGCGGCCTTCGCCTTCTTCCTCATTGCTCTCTCCCTATCAAGTCGCCGCCACCGCCGGAGGGCCGCAGGCTGTGACTAGTAGTTCAGCCCGGCGACCACCGCCGGGGCCTTCCTCCTGGCAGGGACTCCGGCGATGGCGGCGACCACAAGATACGCAGTTTCGGTCGCGGTTGCTTCCCGTTTTCTCCATCGAGCGAAGAATCCCGCGCGGACGCCCAGGTCCTATGGTGAAGGCCCCGCGCTTCCGCAGAGTGCGGCTGCCCTTCAGGCCCAACGCGCGGCGCCTTAGCTTCTCCTTTGCGTAGGCCACGAGATGCGCCGCGGCGTTCTCGATCCTGAGCATGTTCACGAGCGGGTCGTTGTCGGTGACGATCGACGCCAAGAAGCGCGTCGGGCGTGGCCGATTCGCCGCCCGCGGCCAGTACAGCGGCAGCCCGTTCTTCCGCGCGAGGTAGATTTCCGCTAGCCAGGCGCCGGGGGCGGTGGCCGGGAGAAGACGTGGCCTCGAGATGTCGTCCCTCATCATCACGAGCGCGACGCCACGCGGGAGCGGCGTCTGCTTGAGGGCCCTCTCGATTTCGTCAGGCGTCACGATCACCCTTGTTGCGGAAGTCGTCGGCGTTCGGGCAGGTCGCGAAGTGCGAGGTAAACTTCTCGCCGGTGTAGGTTGCGGCTGCATCGTTGGAAAGCCTGCGGACGACCGGGTCACTGCTTTCTCCGTGCTCGAGGACGAAGACGCCATCGCTCGTCGGCTCGGCGTCGACCGGCATTTTCTTGCCGCGGCCGGTGCGACACCAGATCATCTCGGCGTGGCACCGGCGGCACTCCGAGATGCGCTTCACTCGAGCTCCTGCTTCCCCGCGCAGCGGAGGCCACTCCAGATCGTCGCCACCACGTAGGCGACGCCGGGCTCCTCCTTCGCGCGCCGCTCGGCCTTCTCCCTGGCCTCCTCGTTGCTCGAGAACGGCCCGTCTCACACGGCCCATGCCGACTTCTCACTGTTGTCGATGGTTTCGATGGAGAACTCGCGCATCATCACGAGCTTGCCCTTGTAGATCATGCGCGCTTCTCCCTTGCGTAGTCGGACAGCGGCTTCAGCCCCTTCGTCGCGCGGATCGGGTACGGCGGATACGTGAGCTCGGCGTCGAGGCCCTGCGAACGCAAGCTGTTGACGTGCCGCTGGAGCGGACGGACAAGACGGCCAAGGCGGCGGCCCGTGAGGACCGCCGCCACGGTCGCGATGAAGTCTCGACGCTTCACCGTAGCCTTCCCTCAGTGCTGTAGCCGCCGGGCGTGACGGTGAGGAGGCCGGGGTATGGGTCGGTGCGATTGCGGCTCGGACGGTCGATGGCCGCCGGGCCTTCGGCCACGGTGGTCTCGCGGTAGCCCACTGTGGGCTCCGACGGCCGGAGCTTCTCCGACGGCCAGTGCTTCTCCGACATCGCGGCTGCCACCTTCTCCGGATCGCGGAAGTACGCGAGCAGATCCGCCAGGAGCTGCTCGAGGTCCACGTAGACGAGGGTCTTGCAGCCAGCCCTGACGATGTAGCCGCCGTTGTCGACCTGGCTGATCGCGATCTCCCAGAGAGCCTTCACACGGCCTCCTCGGGGGCGCGCGGCTCCTCGGGGGCGCGCGGCTCCTCGGGGGCGCGCGGCTCCGTCGTCTCGACCGACATGGGCAGCGTCGCCTCGAGGCACGCGATCGTCTCGTGGGCGTGCTCGATCAAGTAGTCGGCCATCATCATGCGCCCGATGCGCGCGTCCTCCGGGAGATCGTTCCACTCCGCGAACGGTCGCGGCGTGATGTCCGGCCCCTTCATGTACACCTTGCCTTGTTCGACAGCGGCGCGACCGCTCTCGTGCAGGATCTTCGCGAGGGCCAGGATTGCGTCATTTCATCTACCACCTCCGATCTGGAGGGTAGGTCCTCGATCACGGCATGTCCAGCAGAAATCCGCCCACTCCGCAGCTTTTGTCGATACGTCCGCTTGTATCTCGCGAGGCAGCGAAGGCCGGCGGCGGACGTTAGTCCAAGCGGAAAAATCTGCTGGACATCCGCAGCGGCGCGCCCGAAACTTCGATCCATGAACACCGACACCGGAAAGGTCTACGTTGGCTCGGAGGTCGAGAGGGCGCGGGCGCGCGGCGAGCACCTCGTTGAGATCTCCGCCGGGGCCGCCAAGGTGCTGAGGGAAGGTCGCCGTCTCCTTGCCATCGAGAAGCGAAAGCGCCGCTTCGCCAAGGCCAGGGCCGCCGAGAGGCGACACGGCAGGCTCAAGGCCGCGAAACGGCGTCAGCAGAAGGCGAGCCGGAAGGCTAACCGCCGATGAGTGCTGGACCGATCGACATCCTCAACGCCGTCCTCGACTCGTATCCGCTCCCGGAGGGCATCTCGTGGCTGCGGCCAGACGGAGAGAGGATCCTCGCGCATTACGCGCCGTCGGCCGAGCTCCGCGCCTGGCTCATCAAGGTCCCGATCGACCCCTCACCCGGCGCCACGATCTCCGTTTCGAAGCGGATCAGCTTCTCGATCGCGGTTGTCACGAAAGAGCACGTAGCGGCTATCGAGGAGCACGTCAAGGCCACCATCGAGGAGTTCCAGCAGGCCTTGAGGGACGGCACCGAGATCCGCACCCACGACTGCGGGGACCTCCCCGTGAGCGAGGCTGGGAACGCGGTGCGCCGGCACGCCATGAGTTGCTGCCCGGTCTGCGGCTGTTCGCCACTCCTCGACCGCAGCACCTACCGTGGGATGCAGCACGTCGAGCGCCTGCCTGGAGGCACCCTCCAGATCACCTGCCAGGACTGCGGCGTCGTGTACCGGATGGCGCCAAAGGTGGAGCCGGAGTCGTGAAGCTGCCTCCGAAGCCGAGGGCGAAGCAACACACCGTCAAGCGCTGCGACGGGAAGACCCTGCGCTGGAGAGAGCGGTGGGAGCGGCCGACGTGCGGCGAGTGCGGCGCCAGAGAGAGGCGATGGGAGCAGGTCGCCTACGGTCCCTCCGACCACATGCGCCTGGGGCTCGTGTACACCCACACGGACAACAGGACGTACCGTGACTGTCCCGGGTGCGGGGAGCGGATCCCGACGATCGCGACCGTCATGGCCGAAGTCTACGACCGCAGCGTGTCCCAGGCGATCACGGAAGTCAGCTCGCCCTTCTTCCGGGCGGTGAAGCGATGAAGGCCGCGGCCGGGATCCTCGCTGCGCACGGGCTCCGCGCGTTCTGGGGGTCCTACTCTAAGACGAACGGCGTCTCCTGCAGGAAGTGCGGCGCCACCTGGCTGCACCGCCGCCGCTACACCCGCAGCGTCCGCGGCAAGCGGAGACCCGTCTCGCGGCTCGTGCTCACGACCCAAGCCAGAATCGAGAAAACATGACCGTCGAAGACCTGATCCAGCACTTGCTTACCCTGCCGCTCAACCGCGAGATCGTCTACCGGCGTTACTCCGCCTACGAGGCGCTCGAGAAGGAGATGATTTCCGCGGCACAGCTCGTGCCGCCGGCGAAGGGCCGGCCGTGGTGGGCTATACCAGAGACGCACCCCGACGCGCCCTCCTTCGAGGTCGTCACCTTCCCGGGGAATTGACCGATGAGAATAGCCACCAGAAACGCCCTCCTCTACCTGGCGCTCGGGCTGGCTGCCGTGGCCTGGCTGTCGAGTGTCATGACGCACTTCCGCATCGCGGAGCTCGAGAGGTGCCTATGCCTCGCCAGATGACGCCGGAGCAGAAGGAGACGCTCGAGGCCTGGACGGACCTGTGCGGGGCCTGGATCGAGCATCGTCTTCAGGAGGCCGGCCGCCCAGACCTGCTCAGGAGTGCGATCGTCGAGGCCGTGAGCGCGGAGCTCGCCACCACCTACGCCAACACCGCGGTCGCCGAGATCCCGTTCGCCGAGATCATCCGGCGTCAGGTCGACGCCGTCGCCAGGAAGAAGTGACCACCGGCTTCACCTGCGAGCGCTGCGGCACCCTCTGGGGCTTCTTAACCGTCCTGCGCTACGACCACCGCAAGGAGCTCATGCGCGCCTGCTTCGAGGGCCGCTGCGACGTCAGGCAGATGCTCCCCTTCGCGCTAAAGCGGTGGGCAGACCGTCGCCTCACCGTCGTCTAGGCGAAGTAGCCGGGGAGGGGCCTCACCCGCCCTGGGCGAGCAGGGGGCCCCGAGCCCACGATCCCCGGCAGCTACAGGGTAGCACCACTGTCCACTTCTGGTGACATGTCCTCTTCTGGTGACAGTACGCGCTTCGTCCAGCTCTCGAGGTTGCGGAGGTGGACGAGACACGTCCACTTTAGGTGACATGTCCTCAATCACCACTGTCCACTTTAGGTGACAGTACGCGCTTCGTCAAACTTCGGGCGCACCAGCGGCCACACCAGCGCGCCTTTTTGACCACCGGAGGAACTCGAGGAAGCGCGCCTCTGTGAGCGGGGGGGCCCACCCCCCACACGTTCGCCGAGAGCCACGGCCACCACTCCGGCGGCCTGAGCGCGGCCGCAACCCGCGGCCACGCCACGAGCCCAGCGAACGTCGCGAGCACTGACCTCCGCTTCATCACCCTACCGTCAGGAACCCGTTCGGCAGCCCGAAGCTCACCTCGATTTGGATCGACTTCCCGGGCGCCATCAGCACGATCGAGTCCTCACGATACCCGAGCGACGGCTCCGCGACGTACCGACGCCGCGCCTTGCTCTGCTTCACGTAGTCCCGGCACCCCATCGTCGAGAGCGTGATCGTCCGCGGCTTCTCCATCCCGCAGGTCAAGACCGCCTCGAGCAGCAGCTCCTCCGTGAGCGGCCCCCGATACCGCCCCAGGCGCACGTACACCTCGGCGTCAAGATCCAGCCCGTTCAGCCACTCGATCTCTCGGACCGGCGGCTCCTCGAGCGGCAGCACCGCGAACTGGTCGATCGTCCGCTGCTCGGTCGCCCCAAGCGCCGCCGTCGTCACCGCGAACCCCATGAACTCCCGCCGCTCCATCCCCCACCTCCATGGCCCTGGCCGAATCAGGGGCTCACCCGGCCAGGCCGACTTGCTCGAAGACGCCGGAGGACGTCCTCGGCCCACGCCCAAACGCGCCCAGGCCCAACCTCGGCGGGGCAACATCGGCAACAAGAGATCCCGGCGGTAGGATCTCAAGGCCTCAGCGTCGACACCCGCCTTCCACATCCCCCTGGCGCCCGGGGAGCACCGCCACCCTACCACGCCCGCCTCCCCCAACATCGCGATTTTTTTCTGGATACCAGACTGTCGCCAAATCCGGCTACTTTCGGCGGCAACCCCTCCAGGGGGCCCCAGAGTGCATCCCAGAGTGAACACGCGGAGGAGGGGTATCCACAGGAGTGTTCTACCAGAAGGGGGAAAAGGAGCATTCCGGGGAATGGACTGTCGCCAAAGTGGATATGTTCGAGGCGGAGGGGACCCACCGTTCCGGCTGCCGGTGGTGGGCGTAGGAACTGACTGCCTCGGCTTGGGTGGGCGCCGGCGCTGGGCGTGGCGGGCTGCCAGCGAGGGGCGAAGTGGAGTCAGCTTCCGATAAGCTAGCTTATTAACCGAGGGTGAAGCTCGCAAGCTCAAGCAACGAGAGAAGGATGAGCGATTCACCCACTGGTGAGGACCTGCAAGCCAACCTTCGAGGGTCGGCCATTAGCCTCCCTGACCTGGGGTAGCCCCTACCTTGGTCGGTCTGAGTCCATGACATGCCGAGTGTCGTCTGAGATCCAGACGGTTCGAAGGCCGCGGGCCTGTCCACTTTAGGGGACATACCTGCAAATCGCGCCACTGTGACGGGGATCACAGACAAGATCGGGTGCGCGGCGTAGCTTGTAGACATGAGCAAGCGAGCCGGGGCAGAGACGAACGGGGCCGCCCGGGAAGCTCTCCGAATCCTCGGAGCGGCTGAGGTGGAGGCGCTCCTTGACACGGCGATGTGCCAAGCGGATCGCGTCCGCGCGAGGAAGCTCCTGGCGCGTGCGTACGACAGCATGACGGAGCGGGACGCGGCGCGGCGGGCGGACGACGCGGAGGCGGCGCTACGGCGCAGCGTAGCGCGCCTGAAGCGGGGGGGGCGAGCATGAGCGGGGAAGGGACGTTGGGCGTCAGGAC